ATTTACTGTTATCGTTGCCATTTCTTACCTTATAAGAACTGCATATACAGTTCTCTATCCTCGTTAATTACCATTACTCCACTAACCATACTCTTACCTTCTGGAATCAATCCAGCGTTTGTCATCATCTCTGATACATCTGTGAAGTTACCTTGATTCTCTGCTTGTTTGAAGTCCATTACGCTTCTACCAGTTGCAGTACAAGTCTCGTCTAGTGGGAACTGTGTCCAATCATCTGGTACTATAATTATAAAATTGCTCATTAGATTTCCTTTACTTTAATTCCATATGCTTTTAATGCATCATATGGTACTGAATTTTTATCTTGTACTGTTAAAGTTATACTAGTACCTTTATAAACAAACATTTTAATGACTCCTTGGATTTCAGAACCATTCCAAAGATATTTTACATCTGGTGTTCCTAGACCTATAATAACAAAACTTCCACTTATTGTAACCATTTCATTCTCCTTTAAAATCCAAATAATCTATCTATGATATAAAATAAACCCATCATGCATAATATACATACTGCAAGAGTACATATAAAAATTGTGAGTGTACAATCCATAGATCGAGTTCCTTTGAAAGATTTATTCTATTTATACTTTAGAATCCGGGATATAAATAAAGGAAAAGGTTACAGATGTATAAACATTTTTATGATATAATTATTACAATCCTGATAGTTTCAGCAGTACTTGCAAATTTTATCTATGTCACTCATAACTCAAATACAGAACCTAAGGAGACAATAAAGTGATTTCATTTAAACAATTTTTAAAGGAAAAAATACACCTAAATGATGAATGGTTTACTGTGATTTTAAAATCAGGAGCCGAAATTCAACTATCAATAAAACTTCTTGATGCTGGAAAAATTGCTCTATATAAAGCCAATGACAAAGATACAAAGGTTTTACAAATCGGATCTGATCCTGTAAAAACAATAGAAGATTTCTTGGGTGAAGAACTAAATCTAAAAGATCCTGAAATTATTAGACTATTAAAATTAATAACTCCTTGCAATAATTAATCTTCTTTTAATCTTCTTTGTGATATAATAAAGAAAAGGGATACAAATGAAGACCTTTAAAGAGATGTTTACTGAGGATGATGATCTCACAGAGCAAGCAATTGCCAGATGGGGTGATTGGCAACCAAAAAAAGATCGTGTTGCTTCTAAAACTTTAAGAAGTTTAAGAGCAGATTATGAACAAATTGATACCCCTAGAATCAATAGTGTTTTTTTTCGATCTCTATAAACACAAAGAAAGAGATTGGTTTTTACTAGGTAAAGAATCTATTGATGGTGTTTCATTTGAAGTATTGTTTAAAATTGAATTACAGCCCAGAAAAGACCTTGAAAATTCATTTACAAATTATAAAAATCTCATGAATGTAGATGGAGTCATGACAAGGGAAGATATGAGAGGTATGAAAATAGGTAGATTCATGTATCAATATCTTGCAAATGTTTTAGGATATTCTATACTAGGGGATGAAATACAGTATTTTAAAGCAAGATTACTTTGGGTCAGATTATCAAAAATGGAAAATTGTAAAGTTGATATTATAGACATCAATACCTCAGAAGTTTTAGAAAGAGATGTAACTTTATTTCACGGTGAAGCAGATCATGAATTTGATGAAGGGATTTGGGATTATGATACTATCAAAAAACATATACGTTTGGTTTTGACAGAAGTTTTATAGGGTTTGTGATGTAATTTGTGATATAATAGACAGATACGATAACCAAGTATCTGTAACTCTGTAACTCTGTAACTCTGTAATTTTGAAAGGATTTGAATGGCTTTATCTAAACAATATCTCTTTGAAACATGTTGGTCCCATAAAGGTAAACATTTCGAGAGAGTATTTTGCACTACTACACAACAATCAATAATGAGGGATGTTCCCGGCATCACAGAATATTTTATAAAATCTGATGAGCCCTCAAATTTCAAATATATTTTGGATGAGACTATCTCTTTAAAGAAAGTCACTACATCAAAATTTATTAAATCAGATGAAATTAAAGATGCCTATGGTCTAACTCGTCCTGATATTCGTAACATCAGAGATAATTATTGGTCTCTCTCTGATCCTGCATATAATTCAAATCCAAATATTTGGTTTTTAGATATTGAGACAACTGCACTTCACGGTGGAATTGACACAACTGCTGTAAGAGAAGAAGTTGTTTTAATTCAAATATATGATACTTCTAAAAAGAAGGTATTTGTCCTTGGATCCAAAGATTGGGATTCTATGAATAAATATATTCCTAAATATCAAGATGATGAAATCGATGTAATGTATAAAAATTGTAAAGATGAATTTCAAATATTTGAAATGTTTTTTCAGATGATTAATAAATTAAAACCTTTGTTGGTAGTTGGTTGGAATGCTCTTGGATTTGACTTTCCATATTTATTTAATAGAGCTGAAAAACTTGGATTCAATACAAATAGATTTTCTCCTTTTGAAGGAAGTTGTGAATTAAAACAAAAAGAACTTCCAAATAAATCTATCTATAATGAAATGTCATGTCCAGGAATTCATTATATGGACTACATGGAAATTTATAAAAAATTTACACGAGAAACACGTAGTTCTTATTCTTTAAATAATATTGCTTTTGTAGAACTTGGAAAAACAAAAATAAACCACAATATGTATTCATCATTTGATGGATTTCGTACTGGTAAAACATATTTATTTCCATCAAAACCTCTAACTATAGATGAAAATTCTACAGAAGATGAAATATTTGAATTTGAAATGTACAGTTTACAGGTTCAATATAGAAATACTCCAAGCACTGAATTGGAACAAAAGATTACATCAAAGGCAAATGATTTATTTGTACACTACGGGGTTGTAGATGTTATTTTATTAAAACAACTTGATGAAAAACTTCTTCTGACCAAAATTCTATTAATGATTTCATCAAAAATGGGTTGTCTCATTAATGAATCTATCAAAACTGTAAAGCCATGGGCCTCATATATTAATAATGTAGCCTATCTAGAAAATAAAATTCTCCCCAATGATAATGGATTTGATGAAGAAACAGATGAATCAAGTATTGTTGGAGGATTTGTTGCTGATCCCCAGGTTGGAAAACAAAGATGGATTATTTCTGTAGATATTAACTCTGCATATCCGAATTTGGCAATGCGAGGTTTTAATATGTCTCCAGAAACATATATCTATACTGAATCCTTACCAACATCTCTCAGAACAATAAACACGGAGCACTTCAAAAATCAAAATGAAGATGCCAGAATCGAAATGTTAAATACAAATAAAGAATTTTTCAATCAATATTCGTCTGAATTGAAGAAACACAATATTTCAGGGGCAGTCACTGGTGCATGTTTTAAAAGAGACTTCAAGGGAATTATTCCGAGATTGGTTGAATCTGTCTATAATGATAGAAAAGCCAAGAAAAAAGAAATGCTTCATTGGAAACAACAAGCTGCCATCAAAAAAGAACAACATCTCGATAATTTTCATGAAAAATATATGGAAACACAATGTAAAACTGAACAGCTTGTATTAAAACTTCTCATGAACTCTTTATATGGGGCCATTGGAAATAAACATTTTAGATTATTTAATATAGAGATTGCAAGAGCAATTACAGGCAATACACGATTTTATATTAAAATGCTTTCTCAGTATTTAAATGAAGGTCTCAATAAACTTCTTAAAGATCCTTATGATGCTATCATTTATAATGACACGGACTCTGTTTACATCTCGATTGCACCATTTGTGGATGAAAAATTTGGATCTCAAAAAGATACCCCTGAATTAATTCAAGAAAAAGTAGATTTTTGTGATAGTTTTGTTAAAATGTACATTGATCCAATTGTTCAGGATACAAATAAAATGTTTTCTGAAATGCTAAATGCCTATGATTCATCAATTATTGTTGCTGAAAGGGAGGCTATCTCTTCTGTTGGAATTTTTGTTGCAAAGAAAAAATATTTACTTAGAATATATGACATGGAAGGAGTAAGATATCACGAACCAGATTTAAAAATGATGGGTATCGAGATTATTAGATCTTCAACACCTCAATTCACAAGGAAATATTTAAAAGAATGTATTGATATTTTATTAGATAAAGATGAAGAAACTCTTAGACAATGGTTATTTGATATAAAAGACAAATATACATCGGCTCCTATTGAGAATATTGCAAAAATAACAGGAATAGGAAATCTCAATTATAAATTGGATGAAATTGAATATGATGAAAACAACCGTAAAATATCAATTCCCATCAATTCCAAATCAGCACTTGTAACAAATTCTTATATTAAATCAAGTCCTGAATTTGAATCAAGATATACACAAATTCTCGTAAATGACAAAGTAAAATTCCTCTATTTAAGAGAACCAAATCCTTTGGGAGCAAATACATTTGCTTTTATTGATAACGAATTTGGTGAATTATTTAGAGAATACGTTGATTTTGATATGAATTGGGAAAAGTCATTTATGAAACCTCTTGATATCTTAATAAAACCACTAAATTGGAATATGAACGCATCAACATCTTTGGATGGTTGGTAAAATTAAACTTTAAAGGAAAGCTATGAACACCCAAAATACCCAGAACACACCAGAATTTAACCAATGTGCAGGTCTTTTAAAACCAGAGGATGTTAGAGATGCAAGTCTAAAGTACAAAGAATTATTAATGACCGGAAAAGATCCCTTTGAATATATGTTAAATATGCAGAGAGACCTACAGATTGCTCTTTCAAAGAAAAATCCTATCAATAAAGATCCCTCTGATCTGAGAACTATAGGTGAAAAATTTGAATGGCTAAGGGATAATAAACAATCGCTTGATGATGAATATAGAGAAATCATTGATGCTCTTCCTGGTATGTCTCTCCCTGCAAAAGATAGATCTGCTGTCTGGAAAAAATGGAAGGCCAAATATTCAGATATTCGTTCAAGAACCTTTAAGGATCTGACAGATGATGATATCATTGAATTAAAGATGGAATTGTGTGATTTTTTTCACTTTGTCCAAAATTTGTTCTTTGCTTTAGATATGACTGCAGAAGATATGTTCACTTATTATTATATTAAGAATGCAGAAAATCATAATAGGGCTAAAACCGGATATTAATCTTAAAAAACTTCTACGACCATTTTAAGTCGTAGAAGTTTATGCAGTTTCTGCAGTTTATGCAGTTTCTGCAATTAAAAAAATCCACCTTGATGTCTAATATACATCATTTCATGATCTTCAAATCCCTGGACAGAAGACGGGGTTCCATCATCAAATGAGCAACTTGAAATGATTTGTGAGATTTGAATATTCTCCTCTCCAGATTCCGAGGAAGTTTTGAAAAGAGTATTTACAAGAGCCTTCATATCAATAATGTTTTTTGTATTTACAAATGGGGCAAAGACTAGGGCAAGTGACATGACCATATCATCATGATAACCGGATTCTGCTTGATATTTTCCATCTATAAGAATAAATGTATCAAATTCATCTATTGTCTCTTTGTCAAATAATTCAAGATTCCCCGCCTCTATGAAGATCTTTAACAAAGATAAAATCTGTTTTCTTGTTTTTACATTTGTTCTAAATCCGGGATATTTCTTCTTTAATTTTGATAGATTTTTTATTTTAGTATCTTTTGCCATGTCATAATACAAATTCTCATATTCATATGTGATTTTTAAAGTATCTGCAATACTCTGTCCTGCACCTTCATTATTCTCTATAATAACATATGCATTTTCATAATATGTTGCCCAATTGAAAATATATTCAGGCATCAATAAATATTCTACCTGAAGTCTTCCAGATGCAACCTGTCTAAATGACATATTTTCTGTATCTACTATTTGAATTCCAAAATAATCATCTCCGTCTTTTGATGCATCAATTGCCATAATATATTTATGGCCTTTAATTGGTTGTTCATAAATTTTTAGACCTGGTTGAAGTCTTTCTAAAACTTCTTGAGGTTTAAAATTTGCCATAACAGAGGAATCTATCATTGTATTTGAGGAACCCAAGAAATCATTTGAATAATTCTGGGCAAAATATAATTCCCCGTATTTATTGATGATTTCATCTTTAAAGATATCCGGATCTTTAAGTGTCCCATCAATATTATATCTAGGAACATCCCTCCAATTCACCTCATGAATTGTAAATCCATTTTTCTTTTTTCTTGCACCCTCTATTATATGATAAAAATGATTCTTTCCATTTGCCGTGGACAGTAATATATTCTTTCTCCAACTAAGGGCACCTTGTGATGGAAAGGTAGAATCGCTGAATTCGTGCCATTTTAGAGCACTGGTGAAAGCTGCCTCATCAGCAACAATCATATGACAAGAGAATCCTCTGAAGGCTGTTTCAGAAAATACATCTGACATCATTCTAACACCGTTTTCAGTCTCTATCCAGGTCTTATTCCATGTTACTATACCAGTTTGTAGCCAGATAGGAAGTTCTACATATATTTTTTTTACTTTATCTAAAAACTCTTTTGCGGTCTTTCCTCTATTGGCACAAATTCCTATATTAATATCTCTCTTAAAAATAGCACAATGAGTGAGGTAAATTCCCACCGTAACGGTTTTACCTGACTGTCGGGGAGCCAGGGAGCACAGATCTATATTTGCATCATCGATGATTTTATCTATAAAGTTTGTTTGATATTCTCTAAGTTCAGGAAAATCAATTCCGCTCTTTGTAACAAGTTTTACATAATTTTCCAGGAAGTAAAAAATATCCTGGCATTTTGAAATTTCATCTAGATGAATTTGTGAAAGATTTAAAGAAGTATTTTTAGATTTGATCGATCTATTACCATTGTTTGATATTCTTTCTCCGTATGCATCTAAATAATATCCATTTGATGATTTTGGCATATCTAAAATTTCAAGAGCTATTTGTTTTCCATCATTACCTTGTTTTCTGAGAGCATCTAAAAGTTCATAGGTTATTTCAGATTGATGTTCTTTATAATATTGTATAGTCTCCTCAGAAATTTTATTTCTAAGTTCAGACTTGGATGAAATTTTCATTTTATTCCTTTAGAGTAATGTATACTATTTATATGTTTTTAATGAAATAAAAGATATAATAATTTAAATTAAAAAGGATTTGTAATGAGATCTAAAGATATCAAGAACATTGAATTTGATTGTACATGGTTTGATGATGAAGATGTAGAAGACTATTGTAAAGAAGAGTATTTAAGAATCATAAATTCTCCAAAAGCAAGAGGCTCACGTTCTAATGAAACCATTCTAGAGGATTGTATGAAAGGGGCAAGAGCAGAAATGTTTTTGATTGAAAATTTCAACTACAGACAAAATCCAAAACCTTATCATGATTTAATTTCTGATGATGATATTGAAACCGAAGTAAAAGTCCGTAAAAGTTTTTCAAAGTATGACATCGATAATATCATTTCTAGTTGTTCACGATACAATGATGCCGAGGAATATATATTTTTTACTTATAGTGATGGACATTATAAATTTTTTAAAAAGGTTAGTCTATGATTTTTGTATTGCATGGATTTAAAGGATCAGGAAAGGATGAATTTTTTAAAGTTCTAGAGAAAAATGATTCGAGATATAAAAAACTAGCTTTTGCAGATCCTATAAAAGAAAAAGTAAAGAAAATTTACAATCTCATATCAGATGAAGAATATGATATCTTTAAGAGATCTGAATATTGTTTGTTGAGAAATGTAGATGGTCGTCAAATGGTAAGAGAAATTGGTATGCTGATGAGATCATATGATGATGGTAAACAATTTATAGATTATGTTGATAGAAATCTTTCAGAATATACATGTGTCACAGACCTGAGATTTCAGACAGAACTTGAATTTTTTAAAAATTTAAAATCCACCAGAGATGTAAAATTAATCAAAATTATTCGTTATTCTTCAGATGATGAACATATCACAGAACAAGAAATTCATGACTCAGAATTTGAATATATTATAGAAAACACAGGAACTCTTGAAGATTTTCATACAAATATAAATGAATTTATAAATAGATTATAAAATACAAGGAGTTTTAATGATTAGTTTTAAACAAATGATTCTCAATGAATCTAAGAAGAAAATAAATGGTGAAATGGTTAAATTTGAAATTAATGATGATGAAGTTACATTTGAATTTTTAACATATCCAGATGCAGAAATGGGATTTGGGGACTCTGATGAAACAGATGAATATTCAGCCTTTATTTTGGATCTCAAATTCACTATTAAAGGTGAGATGATGCATCTTGAGGATGAGGAAGATTTATTTTACGGTTTTAAATATAATAAAGTAGCTAAAGATTTTGAGAAACAAATTAAGGCTAAGCAGTCTAAACAAGGTAAATCTAAGTAAATCTAAGACACTTATCCGAAGGCTAGAAACACTTCTTTGAATTCGCGGTTCTTAGAAGATGCCACGGTGTGCATAACGTTCTCCAATTAAGGTCTATGCCGATGGAGTCAATACAATGCACTTATTCTCATGCCGAAGAGACACATAGATGTTGGACGGTACTCTTAATGTAACAGGTAGTATGTTACATACCAGAATTTAATGTTCTTTTAATGTTAGCTATGATATAATAAAGATATAAAACAAATAAAGGTTTAATCTAGTGCTCTAGTGCTCTAGTGCTCTAGTGCTGCTACCTGTCAGTATTAAGGGAACAGAATCATTAGTACAAATACTGATGTACGTGAATGATAGGTTTGGAAGTGATTCCATCGTAAGAAGTACCTGGATTTGGTGAAATTATCCCGTGACCCGCGATTTAGGGTTGTGATAAGGAAAAAGACCCAAAAGCTTCTATTTAATGTTGCGGGATGGAGCAGTAGTTAGCTTGTGGGTTTCATATGCCTGAGGTCGAGTGTGCAAATCACTCTCCCGCTTCCAATTTTAAGGGAATATATGAACTTTAAAGATTTTTTCAAAAATAACTCTAATATTAATTCGGTGTTTGTTATTTTTGAATCATTTGATACCCCTGTAAAGGTTAAATATCAAATAGAAAAAGAAAAAATTTCAACAGTTCATAGGGGATATTTCAATATAGATAGTAAAAAATTTATGATTCTTATTGAAATTTTAAATGATGAACAAGCAATGCTTGTAAATTTTTATCAAAATATTGATAATATTTGGGTTGAAAAAAGAACAGAAAATCTATCTAAAGTAGAAGTTCTTTCTGTTTTTAGTACAGTAATTAATGAAGTACAAAGGTTTTTAAAGGATTGTAATTTTCTAATTTTACAACCAAATGAACCAAAGAAGTTTACAATTTACAACCAATTAGTTAAAAGATTCAACAACCAAGGTGAATTTAATATAAGTACAGATGGTAAAAGTATATTTTTAGAAAGAAAAGATAAAACTTTAAACATAAGTATTTTTAAGAAATTAAAAAATTTAAGGTAAATTAATACAATGGGCATGTAACATAATTGGTTAATGTACCCCGCTCATAACGGGTTAATTCCAGGTTCGAGTCCTGGCTTGCCCACCAATTAAATAAATTAAGAAGTTTTTAAGACATTTTACACTATAATATTGAATAGGAAGTTTTTAGAATTAAAGAATTACAAACTAAGATTACATCGCTTATGAGAAAACGGAAACAGCATCGCTGTTAAATACATCTTAGTTGATTTCATCTTTAATTCTAAAAACTTTTTAAAAGTTTTAAATTTTATTGTATTTTAATGAAAAATTCAATAGTCTAAAAACTTTTTAAAAGTTTTAAATTTTATTGTATTTTAATGAAAAATTCAATATAATAAAAATGAAAAATATAAATAAAAAATAAATTAATAAAAGGAGATAACATGTGTACATTTAATTCAACTTGTTCAAGACGTTCAAATGTGTTAAGTACGCTGATTACAGCTAGTATGCATAGTTATCAACTGCAAGCCACATTATGGGGCTCGTTTAGCCAGCCGAGTATTCTCGGAACGGCGAAGCAGCGCTATAAAAATTTCTTCATAGAGTCCTAACTCACATTTAGGTTTCTATAAAGAAATTTATAGAAACTTCAAAAACTTCCTAAATAAATTTCTTTATTGTTAAAATGCTCACGTACCATTGTGTACAAAGAGGTATCCGTTTTTATCGTCCGGATAATAATAGACGACCATAAGTTGGGTCATAGCTGTGGGCAGCGGGATTCCCTTGCAAGGAATCTGTCTAAGGGGTTCGATTCCCCATGTATCCACCAGTGCCCAATTAGCTCAGTATATGAATTCTGAGAGCACGTATAGTTTAACGGTAAAACAATCGCCTTGTAAGCGATAGATG